TTGGCTGATGAAGATACCGGCGCCGTTTACCGTTGTGGAGGTGATGGCAGTGGTGTTGAACACCTTGAAGGTGGTGTCCGAAGTTACTTTGTACATCATGCTGTTGGCAAGGTCGCCAGCAACAATGGTAGAAGTAACGCTAGACGGGAAGGGAAGACCAGCAGCCGTACCGCCAGACAGGCCCTGAGTAAACAGGGAGCTGGCAGCAGTGATGCTGGATGTAGCAGCGGCAAGACCGTTCAGCTGAGTAGCAGGAATACCAAAAGGTACGCCAGCGTTGCTAGGACCAAGAACCAGCAGCTCGGAAGTGGTACCACCAATGTTGGCAGTCACAGGATCAGCGGGGAAACCAGTAACTGTGTAGTCTTGGGCCACCGCGATCGACGCACCCACAACGTAGGTAGGACGAGCTGAAGAAGCTGGCACCACGAGAGAGGTGCGGTTGTCGCGCACACGGTCGTCAGGACGACGATCCGGGGAAGGCACGGTGATGTCAAAGCTCTTGAAGTTAGCTTTGTCAGCAGCAAGGTTGCTGATCTTAACGTAGCCAATTACTTCGTAAGCTTCAACACCTGGCCAACCAAACACACCCTCGCCGTTATAACCGGAGAGGCGGTTAACCTGGTTGCCTGGTTGCAGAATTGCACCAGCGTTTGATTTATAAGTAGCCATTGTTAGTTACCTCCTCAAACGATGGTGAAAGCTGCGGTGACGAAGTCCTTGTTCAGGTTGGCAAAGCCAGCGTACAGCTGCCAAATCAAGATGATAAAGCGGCTGAAGTCATCGTTGTTGTTGATGAGAACCTGAGCGTTGGGGCCACCGATGCCCACGCCAACGGCCTGAGGACCGAAGAACAGAGCAGGAGGGGTGTTGTGAGACACAGCGCCGAGACCGTCGCCAGTGTCCACAGTGATGGACTTGTCAGCAAAGTTGGTGGACTCGAAGAAACGTACGCCTTCAAAGACAAAGCCAGAAGGCATGATCGGTTCACCAGCCACGAATTGAGCTTGGCCGTACTGACCGCCGCCATAGATGGAGGCGTTGGGAGCCATGGCACCCATCAAGGGGTTAGGCTGGCCCATGCCAGGGTAACGAGCCACTTCACGGAAACCTTGGTCAGCACGCAGATCCTTCATGAAGGAGGGATCAGCAATGCAGCGGTAGTAACCATCAGCAAAGACGGGCACGTTGCGCTTACGGAGTTGCTTGACAACTTCCAGAAGGTCGGTCTTAACATTGAACTTATAGCGCTCAGAGGCATACTCAGTAGCGGAATAAGCAGTCAGCGTGGTAGAGCCAGTCCTGATCTTACCGTTGGGGTAGTAGTAACCACCTTGGGTGTCAGAAGAGGCACCACGAGCTTCCGATTTCGAAAACTCATCAAGGAACACACGATCGCGCCAGCGGCGATAGTCATCCAGCAGGGTCAGCGAACCAATGGACTGGTGGAACATGTTAAGGTTCCCGGTGTCCAGCAGCAGACGCTGAGCGGTCATCAGAGTCTCACGAGCAATTTTGAAAGTGCTCGGGAGGTTGGAGTTGTTCGGGTCGGCAGGACCAGTGTACTCACGCAGAGAGACGAGCACTTTGTCCTTAACGATGGAGCGGCTATTAGCCGTACCAATCGTTTGGTCTTGGGTACGCTCACGCTGAGTTTTGGTGCCGGGGTTGCCCCAGAAACGGTACCGGTCTAACTGAACAGTTTGACCAGGCTGTTTAGTGAAGTCGTGGACAACAACAGGCTCGGCTGCCATTTCCACAATATAAGCCGGGTGGGGACGGTACAGCTCCGCGCCCAACAGCTTGGGAAAATCGTTCTCCTGATCTCCAGTCTCCTGAAGGGGTGGACTATCTCTTCACCCTGTAAGGGTGCCGGGCGCTAATGGCGTATTACGAATGAAGCGTCATTCACCGCCTAGTCTCTGCACCTTCCAACTACGTACTTAGTTGGCTTGGCTCAGGATTACCCTCGACTTGACGTTAGGGCTTCCCTGAATTCACCCGGTTTTCACTGATCAGTTGCTTGATCAGGCGACAACGTTGACTACTCAGCTAAGGCGTGTTAGGATTGGAATCAAGTTGTTTTTATACAACATGGAACCAAAACTTGTTCCTGGATTTGAAAACCTTTACTTGAGCTTTTCTGGGACTCCTTATCAAAAAATCAATGAAGACTTTGTTGAATTAAAGGTCAGCTCATCAAGCATGTACGACAGGGTTTCTGTTCTTAAAAATGAAAAGAAAGAAAGGCACCATGTACACGTTCTTATGGCTGTGACATTTTTAGATTTAGATTTAGCTTTACACGGAACCGGAAGTGCTTCTCTTCAAGTTGATCACAAAGACGGAAACAAAAGAAACAATTCTCTTGAAAACCTTGAAGTTGTTACAAAAAGAGAGAATTACGATAGGGCGTTAAAAGCTGGGTGCTACTCTAAAAATGGTTACGCCAGTAAAGGTAGGCCAAAGAAAACATTAAGAAAGTTTTCGGAGGATGACATTGTGCAGATTAAAGAAATGAGATCAGCCGGTCTTTCTTATAGAAAAATTGCTGCTTACTTTAACTGCAATCACTTGGCCATTTATCAAATCTTAAAAGGAAAAACCTATCAGGATCTGAGTTAGCTATCGATAAACATGTTGGTAATTCAGCGTAAGTTTTAGCTGAAACCAGGATCTGGAGGATCCTTGGGTACAGTAGTTTCCGGTTTCCCGTAACCGCTGCTTGCCTGGAACTTCCGTCCCATTGAAAAAATTATAGCAACCCTTTATCAATCCAGATTATTTAAGTTCAGTAGTTTACCATCTGCGGAGCATTGTGACCGGCAAGCATATTACCTGCTGTATACGACGTTGGCGCCATTGTACCGGTTGCTCGGTAAGGATTGATGTAACCGTCTGCTGGTTGCAGTGAGATGGAAGAAGCTTGAACTTCAGGGTTAATTCCAGCGGTAGCACTCATCATGCCAAAGGCTGCTGCTGGATCTTCCTGTTGCGCAGTTTTTTTACGACCTTTTGATTTGCTAACTGCTTTTTTTGCTTTTGCTTTGTCCATCAGCGGTTACCTTTCTTTTGGGGAGCGGGAGGCATAATACCCATGGGAAGTTGTCCACGCATAGGCATCATTCGAGACATCATCATTTGCTCACTGGCAAGCATCTGATCTTGTGTAATTTCTGTTGCTTTAACATTACGATCTGTAAACAAACCATGTTGCGGCAACGGAGATCCTGGAAGGTTTAACTTTAGGTAGGCAGCATCCAGGTTTTGTGCCATTGGAGGTTGCGGAGCACGAGGATCACCAACACCGGTTCCGTCACTCATCATTCGCACAGCAGCAAAATGATCTGTGTTACCTGCTTGAACCTGCTGTGCAAGATCGTAACCACCAAAACCAACCAATGAAGGTGAGCCAATTGGTCCGCCAGCTGTGCCAATACTGGCCAAGAACTGTTGCGTCCTGGCACCTACACTGGCTTTTTTTGATGCCATTTTTTTAGAAACAAAAACGGGGCAGCTATTGCTACCCCTTATTTTACAGTTACTATGTTTTCTAATAAACGGATTATATCAACAATCCGAGTATCACTCCATCACCATCAGCTTCTGACGGAAAGCGTCGGGAGATGCCATGTTCAGATAGCGCCAGGCATTGGAAGGATCACGTTCGGCCAGAGCACCAAAATTGTTCCAGAAGTCGGCTGGGTTGCCTTGTGCTTGAGGCTGCGGAGGAGCAGGCATCTCAGGGCGCTGAGGAGCCACAGGACGCTGGAACTGTTGACCAACGGCTTGAGGGGCACGGCTGTAACCAATCTCTTCGTCAGGCACCGGATAGGGGCCATTTTCACCGAAGAACTCACAGGTGTAGTCAGCCAGGACATCCGGATCGGTCAGGATGGTCTCATAGGAGCGGTGCTCGTTAGAGAGTTCCTGGAGCAGACCAACAGCCTCAGTGAGCTGCTGGTTGGTAGCAATCAGAGCATCTTCTAACTGACACGCGTAGCTATTGAGAATAGCTGGCACGTCAGCACCGAAGTGATCAATGACCTGAAGACTAGCTTCGCTTACCCCGCTTGCGCGGAGTTGGTCCGGGCTGATTTCCTGCGAAGTTTGGGAATAACCGTTGGAGTAAGCCTGGTTGTTGTTGATCCCAGGCATAGAGGTCGGCATCCCCGCGTTGTTGTACTGGGGAACCGGTTGGGAATTGTAGTTGACCGGTGCGACTTGTTGGTTCGCGCTCGATTGTTGACCCTGGAACGGGAATTGGACGGGCGAACTCAGGAGCCCCACTACCCGGTTGAATGCCTCCTTGTAAGGATTCTCTGTTTGCGGCGTTGTTTGTTGGGGCGCCAGGGATTCCTGGTGGTAGTACGGTGTAGGGCTGGATTGGTAGTTGCTGACCCCCATCTGGGCCTGCATTTGCGGGGCTGGGGCCACCGCTTGCTGGTAAGGCGCCACCCATTGGGGAGACGTTGCCACCGCCGGGGCCTGAGCCGCCGTCTGTGCTACCGGAGCCGCGTAGCTGATCGGCTGGGTCTGGGATACTTGGGGTACCGATTGGATCGGCGCTGCGGTATCGGCCTGCATAGGTTACCTCTTTTTGTAGGCTTTCGAGAGTTCGGTAAAGGAAGGGAGTGAGATCTAATCTCGGATCCGCAGCCATCGGAAGATTGGGTTGCTGCGGATGTGGTGTTCGCATTTCTTGATTGATTAGATCAATAAATGCGGAGTAGGCCCTCTGTACTTCCCCTACCATTCGGAATGGGAAACCGGAGAGCATTCCCGCGATTTCGTCATCCGTTTTTGAAGGGAATAAATACTTCAGTGCTTCAATGCTATCAACACCTAATTCTTGTAGGTTACGAGTAAAGATAGATTGGTTTAATTTGTCCTGTGCAGTATCTTCATAAACGGGTCCCATCCAGCGCCAGTTAACTACCCGATCCCCGTCTGGTGCTAATCCAAGAACGCCATCAGGTACTTCTTTTGTTTCCAGGGCAGTGTCAATAGCTTTTTGAAGTTTTTTTTCATACGCTGCTTTTTGTTTGTCGTATTTAATTTGCGCAGCTTCGTCATTAGGATCTTCCGGAGGAGCCGGATATTTGATGCCGGAGGCGTACGCCAAAGACTTACGGAAAATCTGTTCCTCCTGGAAGATCATTAATTCAAAACACTTGCACACTCCATAGGTATAAAGTTGTAAGCATTTTTTCTTTGCAGTAGCACTTACGCGTCCATAAGCTGATTTAATCTCCGTAGCTGTTACATTTGTAATGCTAAGGTCATCGATACCACCTAAAGCAAGCCGGATCTCATTACGAAGTTGTTCGGAATACCGAGCTTGATCAGAGCTAACAGCATTGGGAGTAATGAAGCCAACACGATCAGTTGGCTCCAGGTTTGCAATGACTCGTGGTACACGCATGCCACTACCTGGACGCCCAATGTATCCAGGAGCCTGGCGACTTACGTTGTCTTGTTTGTACGTTGAACTTGAAAGAAAGAAGTCTGATTGGAATCCAGATTGACTGGAAATGCTGGGTCTCTGCGCAACATCATTGTCTTGGCTTTCAATAATGTCTTGCTTGGGGCGAGAAGAAAGAAGAGTAGGGTTGCCAAAGAATGAAAGGTTTGCTCTGATATTTTTAACCATTTCATCGTGAGCAAGAATTTGATTGGATAACCACTCAAATTCACCTACACCTTCTGTGCCAAAAGCATCGGGATTGTTAAAGACTTCAATGCAAGGAATAAATTCCATTGTATTGATTACAGTCTTTTTTTCGGTTATACCAAACTCCATGTTTGGCATGTCGAATGTAATTTCTTGTTCGCTGTGGAACTCTTCGATTTCTGTAGCGGTAATGCGAAGCCGCATGTAACGCTTATCCGTATTTAAACCAACACCCTGGAAGCCACGCGAAGCTTTAACTTTGTACGGATAAATGATGATAACTTCTTCTAGTTCACCTTCTGGAGAGTAATAGGTTCGATACGCGTCTTTATCAAACCAATAAAGGCGGTACGTTTTTTTGGTAGGACGTATGTAGAAAAGACCTTTTCCGTAGCACAAGAATCGATCCCAAATGGAATCGAGCCTGGCATCGAGCTTGTTAAATTTGATGACTTGTTGAATGAAGTCAAACCGTTGAGTACCGAAATTATCTTGCTGCGGATAAAACTCAACTCCCTGACGCACCCCAAACATTTTCATTTGGGATAGGTGCGCATTAACCAGCATGGTGTCAGCCGTGCCGGTACCATCGCGGTTTACGACGGCTTTGAGGATAGCGTCGAGTGCGGATTTACTACTATCGCTCATTGCTGCTTAAGAGTCAGATTATTCTTCAATATCGTAGCCAGCGGAAAGCCGTTTGAGTGTGATGATGTCATCTTCAACCTCAACTTCAAACCTTTCATTTGGTTGAAGGGCCATGTCGTGGCACAGCTCATCAGGAAGAGGAATGACTGCAGAACCGTAAGCGTCTTGCTCCAGTTCTACATTGTAATAGCTGGTAGACATTGTGAAGGTGATTTCTTTAGTTTAAATCGTCAATACTCTAACTGCAGTGCGCCTCTGGTCATTAAGCCAGTGCACAGCCAAATTAAAGCGTCAACGCAGTCGTCATGAGAGCTTACACCAAAGTTTACGATCTCATCTGTTAAAGCGCCAAATCTGCGAAACCTATTAAAGATGATTTTACGCTGCTCAAACAAACCCATGATTCCTCTAAACCGCGCAACTTTATCCCCACGGAAACCTTTTACTGCATGCCAGTTCATGTTGTAAAGCCCGTGTTCGCCTAAACAAATTCGTTTAAAATCTGCCTCCAGGGATGCTTGGTATGCGACGGCTTCTGACCAAATGTCAACGTGGCTTCCTGTTGGGAAGTATTGATTCTTATCTTTGTGGATGACGCCCCATTCTTCCATCATTTCCATTAAGGCTTCTAGTTTTTCTAGGTTGCCCATAATCCGGAGACGTTTGGAATCAATGATATGAATCTTGTCTCCGACACGCCCACCCATTACAAAAACGGTGTAGTCATTGCGTTCTCGTACACCAGCGGAAAGATCGACGCCAACGCCAAGGGTGTCGAATTGTGTAGCGATGTTTCCTTTAACAATCAAATCTGGCGAAAGAGACAGCTCGCTGGTTTGAACAATTTGGTTTTGATACTGAAAGCTGAATGCAATGGGAGCTTGGCGACGCCTGTCTTGCAGGTATTCCAATGACCACATTTCGGGCCAGTATGATTCTTCGTCTCCGTGCTCATCTACGGTAATTGCTGATTGAACGATTTGGACCCAATCATTAGCTGGAGTAAAAGTACTGTTGTGAATGTCGTCGTGCCGGAAACGTGTGCCAAGGCAAATGGCGCGTCCGCCTTCAAACATAGTGGGAACAATAACTGAGTTCCAGTTATCTTCCATTGCTGATCGGATGTCGCGATTTTTTATATCGTCGGCACTCTTGATAGCATCATCGATAATACAATTTGCTACACAATATCCACTTTTCCCCGCAAAGAAGTTATGGTTTTCTGATTTTGTTTCAAGGTCATAGACGTATTCCGGTTCAACGCAAGTTCTTGAAATAGAGGCAATGGTAACTCCAGGATCTTTGCTTTCTCCGCTAACTGGTGATACCCCACATGGCATTGCCTGCACAAGGTAATTAAATTCGTTAGCACGTTGTTTTTCGGATTGGCATCGATGTGATGAACTACCAAATTGCTTCGGTTTGCTTGCTGTTTTACAGTCAACATGCGTTCCTGCGTATTGCAAAGTGCGCACTGCATATTGTCGCGTTGCAGAACAGCTTGACGCAAATCCGGTCGATTTGGTCTGCTGTTGCCGTGTTTCCAACGTGGGTTTGTTTTTCCACGCATTTTTTTGGAATGCGCCTTGGTAGCGCAAGCTTTTGAACAACACTGACGCAAATAATTGTTTGGCCGAAAAAGTGTTAAACACTCCGGGCAAATTTTTGAATTCAGTGTTTGTTTTGCTAGTCCCGCACAACTCTTTGAGCACCAAAACATTTTGGCTTTGCTTTTGCGTAACATTTGCTTCCAGTTGGTGTTCACCTGGAATTCTTGCCAACACTGCGGGCAAACTGTTTTGATCTGAATATTGCAAGCAATTGGAAATTTCAATAAGTCGGTCATTGACCTGAAGATCGTTGGCTGCAATAATTCCGCGTCCGGGGATATAAAAAGGGTGTTCCGGGGTTGCCCGTAGGAAATCTCCACAGCTTGTTTCCACGTGGATAAACCGGTTGGCAAGGCGGCGAGACACTCCGCGTATTCCAGACCACTCAAGGCAACCAGTTCTAGGGTTGAGGGTTGGAACTTGATAATTTCCTGGTGCTTGATAAATGTCATGGATAGGCACAGGCCCACGTTGGGTATGGACAAGTGTATCACCTGTCAGGCACAAATGGGAACGCTTAGAGGTCACAGCACCTTTAAGGCCAGCACAACAAACAGTGAATTCTTCTTCACCGGTTGATTTAATGCCTGCAAATTTCCAGTCAATACTCCAGTACTCGTTGGAGTTAATTCCTTTGGCAATTTTTACCATTGGAAAAACTTCTTTGTACGCTTTGCTTTCTTCAATAATTCGTTTAATGGCCGCGCTTTTGGGACGGGCAACATCAACGGTGTATGAGATATAGAGAATTTTTAACGGTTTTTTGTGCAGAGCGTGAACACCAACTGCCCAAGCAGTATAGAGACCTAAGATTGTTGACTTTGCTGAACCGCGAGGTGCCAGGATGTCAATGTTTGGTCCACCAATGCCGATTAAACATTCAGTGCTTTCGTTAGTACAGAGATAACGGTGCCATTCTTTGTGATGTCGTGCTGGCGGTTTGTCACCTACAACGTCACAAAAATAAGCAAAATCTGTACGTGCTCTTTCTATGTCAATATCTGTTGTTTTTTTAACAACGCGTTGCTGTGCTGCTGCACGAGCAGTACGACGGTAAACGGAATAAATGCTAGTGCCTGCCATGCCCGTAGCATAGCGTACTAATCCTCAGGATTCTTCCGACAAGATCTTGGTCCAAACACCCATAGAAGCTTCCTGGAGAGGACCTTCAATGGGATCATCTCGAAAGATGGATAACATTTCACGCAATGCTCGGTCTGCGCCAGCAAGGATTAAACCTTGTTTATCAAGCAAAACCTTTTCGTCGTTCAGTTGTTTAATTGAGCCACGCAGTTCTTTTTGGAGCATTGCAATTCTCGACGTGCCCATATCTTGTTTAACCATGCCCATGTCAATGGCATCGCGTAACTTGGCGATGTCACTTTGCATAGAATCAATTTCGTCTTCTAAGATAGCGTTAAAGTTTCGTTTTTTGTATTCGTTTTGCGACCACTCATTGCACTCTACAATGCTACCTGTAAACCCGAGAAAACGGGCATACAGGTACATTTGAATTGGAGAAGATGTACGTTTACAAAATGCAAGAAAGGATTCGCGGTCTTTGTCGGTTAAACTTTGAATCCAGGTTTTCATGCACGGTATTGGCGTTGCGCCTGTTCGTAATCTCTGTTCTCTTTATAGCGCCTAAACATCTCTTGTTGCAAGTCAGTTGTACGTTGTTCACCTGCAGTAGTCTGGATTCCTTTACGCTGCTCTTCTCCAGAAACGCGAGTAGTTGCACGTTCTTGTTCGCCACGAGCACCAACTAAACGCTCCTCACCGCCATAACGTTCAGCTTGTGTTGCACGCTCTTGTGCTCCGGATTCCCTAAGCAATCCAGTTTCTCCTAAGTACCGTTCTGCTTGGGTTTGACGTTGCTGCGCTCCAGTAGCCCCAATTAAACGTTCTTCACCGGTGTACCTTTGAGCCTGTGTTTGACGTTCTTGTTCGCCGGCTGTTGCATAACCTAAACGTTGTTGCTCGCCAGTAACGCCAATTGTGGCACGTTCTTGCGTTCCACGGGTACCGACCAATCGCTCTTCACCACCATAACGCTCAGCTTGGGTTGCACGCTCTTGCGCACCAGAAACGCCGATTGTTGCACGCTGTTGTTCACCTGTTGCACCAATTAAACCGGTTTCACCAGCATATCTTTGAGCTTGGGTTGCACGCTGTTGTTCACCTGTTGCACCAATTAAACCGGTTTCACCAGCATATCTTTGAGTTTGGGTTGCACGTTCTTGCTCCCCAGCTGCTGCATAGCCGAGACGTTGTTGCTCACCTGTGGTTCCGATTGTGGCACGTTCTTGCGCTCCACGAGCACCGACCAATCGCTCTTCACCACCATAACGCTCAGCTTGGGTTGCACGCTCTTGTGCGCCAGCAGTTTCTAAGCCGGTTCGATATTGTTGGCCTGTTGCACCAATAGTTGCACGTTCTTGTTCGCCAGCGGTAGCTGTTGTTAAACGTTGTTCGGCGCCGGCACTTTGAGTTCGCCTGATGTCTTGACCGGTAAAAAACTCACTGTTAGTGCGATCAAGTTGGGCGCCTAACTCCATGTTTAAGCGTTGTTGCATTGCCGCTATTTCATCAAGCGCACTTTGCGTACGTACAGCTTGAGTTGGTGTAGGAGTAACCGTTGGAGGAGGCGGCGGTGGATTATAAACAATCTGCGGGGGCGGCGGTGATGGTGATGATCCCATTGTCAGTTAGTCTTTTAATGTATTATAATCAGGCTGCTCTACCGCGTGGAGCAAGACCTTGAGCGTTTGCCATGGCAGATTTCCAAGCTGCGTCAGAAACGGCAGACAAGTCACGGCTGAATGCTTGGGATCCAAGATCAGCTTGTTGTTGTGCCATTAAACCACGTGCAGCTACAGAACTAGGAAGATTTTCAACAATTTGCCTACCAAGATTTCCGTAATAAAAATCTAGAGCCCGCGTTTGTCCTGCAGTTCTTTTAATAGATGCTTCTAGTGGACCAAGCATTGCTAAGTTAGCTGCTTGTTCATCTGTTCTTAGCTCACGAGCAAAATCTCGGTACTTTCTGGTAAGACGATCAAGCTCGTTTTCACTAATTGGGCTTGCCGGGTCTGAATAAGTTGGGGGAGTTAAAACGTTAGAAGAAGGTTCTGCCCCAGGTGAATTAATACCGAAGTTTGCATATTGCCCAAGGTCAACAGCTTTACCGGTTGTAAAATCAATTCCTTTAAAGGAAGGAAGTTGCGTTTTTGATGGTAGTTGTTTGTATTCAGAGTAGTCTGGTGCAGCTCCTGTTGCAATTCCAGGAAAGTATTTTTTCCAGGCAGCGCTACTACCAAGCCTGGAAGTGATTGCTTCAAACGGCGTGGAGAAGTCTGCCATTATCAAAGATAACGATATTGGGTGCCAGCAATTTGACCAATATTAGCTAGTGCTTGTCCGGCTTGTGCACCAGCAATTTGTTGGCCTTGCAGTTGCATCTGGGATTGAGTGGCCAACATGGTGCTTAATTGTGCAGCAGCAGCATTGCGTTGGAAGTCGCGGCGTTTAACTTCATCAGAAGCTAGAAGCTGATAGTTTGCAAGACTGCGAATATTTTGGTTGTTTAGGTCTTGAAGTTGTTGTTGATATAGGATATGGGCTTGCCAGGGACCAGCAGGATTCTGTTGAGGAATAAGACCGGGGTACCCGTATGGGCTGGTATCAGGGGCGGCACCAGTTGGATACTGAGGACCGCCGCCAAGTTCTTCTGGTTTGAATGTTGCTGTGCGCCCCAGTCCAACAGCACCAAGAGCTGCTTTACCTACACCACCAGCAACGTTTGCAGCTGGACCTGATGCAGCGCCTGCTAAACCGCCGATAAGGGGCACTGCTGCGGCTGCACCAGCGAGGGGGATTCCGACTTGGGCGGCTTGTTTTAAAATTTTTGCTTGTTCGCCTAACGGGGTTCCAGCCATTGCTGCAGCTGCCGGACGAAATTGGGCTGCACCAGCGCGTGCGCCTGTTTGAATTCCTTTTGCTCCTAAACTACCGCCAAAATAACCAAGACCGCCACCAAGCGCAGCTTTACCTAAATCACCTTCTCTTAAGCCAGGGGCTGCACCCATTGCAGCGGTTACGTACGGGAGTGCTTGCATAGCAAACCTTCCAGCACCAAGTAAAGCAGGCAGCATGATTTAAATCCTCTTGTTTGTTATTTTAAATGAAATACGCTTTAGCCAAACCAAGGTGCAGCGCCACCTGCAATTGCTCCTACAGGTCCGCCAGTTAAGAAACCGCCGACACCGCCGATTATAGATTGACTAATGGTTTCACCAAATCCTTTTTTACCAGGTGTACCTGAAAAGTACACTGGCGGTTGTTGTTGCGAGTAAACAACATTTAATTCCGGAGACAAGTTAAACGCACCTCCAGACATAGAGTTTCCAAAAGAAGGCCCGTTTTCCCAATTCCTGTATTTGTTATCATTGTCAGCGGAACGACCTTTTAAAAACCCAGAAGCTAGATCAAAAGCTTGTTTCCATTTGTTGCCGCTGTCCCTAGAAGAGTATTTATAGTTTGACGAACCAAAGTCTCCTGTGAATCCTCCTTTAGGTTTGTAGATATAATCGTCAGTAAAGAAACTGCTAGCCATCTTATTTTACGTAAGGAGTTAATTGTTGCCAGTTTTGTGCGTTGGGTTGGCCCAGGGCTTGGGCAGCTTCTTGGAAAGATCCGTGTTTATGCTTTAAGTATTCTATTGGATCTTCTTTTTTAACACGACGCTCTGCTGCTTTTTGAAATGCTTTTTTAGTTGCCATACCAACTGCAGCGGCAGTAGCTGCTCCAGCTGCAAGCAGAGCTGTATCAGTATGTTTTCCTAGTTTTTCTGCTATTTTTTCACCGATAGTTGGCACTC